AGAATATTTAGAATTCAAAAATAAATCAAATAAAGTTCAAAATTCATTCACAAATAAATTATTATATTATTCTGAAACAATGTTTGAAAGTGCTGTCTTATCTATTAAAGCATGGTTTGATAAATGTAAACAATTATGTCAAACAATGCTTGATAAATATCCAGCATTAAAATATATTTTTATGTTAGGCACGGTAGCTGTTTCAATGTTTGCTATTTATAAATGTTTTATTCAAGAAGAAAAAATACCACATTTTATAACTGGCGATATTATTACTGCTGAAGAATATGAACGAAATTCAAAATGGATTAGTCAACAAAAGAATTTGTCTTTTAATGAACGTATGAGTTATTGGAAAACTAACTTATTGATGGCAAATCCTGATGAACATGAAAATATTCTTAATGATACTAAAAATATTCCATTCCATATTAATGAAGCAATGCAATCTCCATCTAGTGGAAAAACAAAAAATTTACAAAAACATATTATTGAAGTTATGCAATCACCATCTAATGGTAAAGATAAAAAACTAGTTAAACACAGAATTGAAGCAGGTGCTTTTCATGAAAGTGAAGGATCTATAGATGTTAATGCTGTTGAAACTGCTTTTACTATCATGAAAAATAATTTGTATAGTATAACATATGTTAATGATAATGGTAAGGATGTTATTCTTGGTAATGCTATTGCATTACAAGGACATAATTATCTTATTCCTTATCATTTTGTAAAATATTTATTGTTACGTAAAGCACCTTTATCTACTAAATTGAATCTTTCACGTATTAATTATGCTGAGAAAGTATATAATAATATGTTATCTTTTGAATTACGTGAATTAGTTAATTCAGACGGTAGTCTTAATCGTGCTATACAAATAAAATATGGAGAACATGAAATGGATGCGATTATTTTCAATATATCAACACAAGGAAATAGTGTATTACATAGATCTATTCTTAAACATTTTATAGAGAAGAATGAATTAGGTCGTTTAAGAGGTAACATGCAAGGTCTTCTTTTATCTTATCATAATGATAATGGACAAGTAGCCAAAGTGATAAAATCACTTTATGATGTACATAATTATGAACAAGAATTACGCATTAGTGTAGAAAATGAATCATATATACATCGAGTTGGCTATCTTTATAATGGTGATACTATGAAAGGGGATTGTGGTGGACCATTAATTATTAAGTCAAATTCTTTAACACGTAAAATTGTAGGTATTCATATAAGCGGTTCATCTGGAGAGGGTTATTCTGCTAAACTTTATCAAGAATTATTACAACAACACATTGATGAGTTAAGCAGAAAGGTAGACGATACTCATAGAGTTCATTGTTATTTACATATTGATGAAAGTATATTAAAAGATGACAATGTTACTCTTCCTGAAGGAGTATTTAATGAAATAGGAACACTTAAAGTTCCATTATATCAAGCTTCTAGGTCTGTTTTAAAACCATCTTTGATATATGGAGAGATTAGTGAACCTATTACGAAACCAGCGCATTTAAAACCTTTTGAGAAAGATGGTGTTTTAATAGATCCGGCTTATAAAGGGTTAGAAAAATGTGGTGGTATTACACCTTTAATTGATTCAAATTTTTGCAAAATGGCTCGAAACTATGTTCAACATAAATTATTTATTGATCATAAACATGTAGGATATGGCACATATGCTCGAGTATTAACATATGAAGAATCAATTATGGGCACTGAAGATTTATATATGTCCGCAGTATGTAGATCAACATCTCCTGGCTATCCATTTAATAGTGACATTAAATATAAAAATAATAAACCAGGCAAACAACAATGGATGGGTAATGGTGAAACTTTCGATTTTACATCGTCTTCAGCTTTACAATTGAGAAATATTGTACAAGAATTAGAAGAAAATTGTGAAAAAGGAATCATTACTGGTGTTGTTTGTGCGGACACAATGAAAGATGAGCGTAGACCGATCAAAAAAGTCGATGAAGGTAAAACGCGCATGTTTTCAGCATGCCCTATGCATTTTGTAGTGCTATTTCGTAAATATTATTTAGGATTTGCGGCATTTATTATGCACAATAGAAATAAAAATGGTATTGCTGTTGGTACTAATCCTTATAATGAGGATTGGGATCAAATAGTAAGACAAATTTCTATGAAAGGGAAGCGTGTGCTTGCAGGAGATTTTAGTAATTATGATGGCTCTCTTAATACACAAGTGTTATGGTTAGTCTACGAGATTATTGAAAACTTTTATAAGCAATATGACAAGAACTACAACGAAAAAGATGCAAAAATCCGTTATTCATTGTGGTTACATATTGTGAATTCTATTCACGTATATGGAGACACATTATATCAATGGACTCATTCTCAACCGTCTGGGAATCCTTTCACTGTTATTATTAACAGTGTTTATAATCTTTTGATTCTTGTCATAGGTTATCTAGTTGCAATTAAGAACAGTGACTTAGATAACAAACAAAAGGTTTGTCTACTTAATACAATGAGTTTTGACAAACATGTCTCTCCAGTAGTTTATGGTGATGATAATATACTTAATATAAGTGATTATATAAGTGATGTTTTCAATCAACAAACTTTAACAGATGCGTTAAGATTTGTTGGTCATGAATATACTGAAGAGACCAAAGATGGGAAAATGCATTTATATAGAAATATAGATGAAATTAGCTTCCTAAAGAGACGGTTTGTGTTTGATAGTGATACACTTCATTATGTAGCTCCTCTTGATAAGAGTGTTATATATGAAATGTTGAATTGGATAAGAGGAAATTCAGTTGATCCTGTATTTCTTCTTAGATCAAACATTGAGACAGCATTACGTGAAATTAGTCTACATGGTGAAAAAGAATTCGATGAATTCGTTTTTAGTTTGTGTGCTAATAAGAAAGTAACATGTCTTGTGCAACCATATATACCAACATATGGTGAAGTACGTTGCGCCATTGAAAATATGGACGCAATGGGCGGTTTTTCCGCATAAACTCAATCATGTGATCTTACAATATCAAATAAATTTGTGATGTTAAATTGATATTGTATTGCTATGATTGGAAGAAGGTTGATTATTTAATCTTACTTCCAGGATGCCTTGAAAGCAGCCCTTTCAAAATCCAGGAACCATCACTCGATTATATGTTATAAGTGACGCATATAATTTAAATTTATCACTTGCCGAAACAACAACAAACGAAAGTGAAGTCGCAGCTTTAAATGTGACAAACGATGACGACTCGAGATATAACGAAATAAAACAAGTTATGTCTTTTAATAATCAAGGCCAATCAGTTGCTGATGATGCTCTTCCTAAGATAGTTGACCTACCTAAATCTTATTTAGATATGACAATTGCTAATGATAAGATGCATACTATCAACAACTTTTTGGAGCGACCCATTCGTATATGGTCTGGTCAATTTACAACCAGCTATGCTCAGGATCAACTTCTGTATTCAGCAGATTTTCCAGGTATATTGTTATCAGACCCAATGTACAACGAAAAGATTCGAGGTTTTGTGGGATTGAGAGCAAATGTTGAAGTTACAGTTCAAATTAATGCTCAAAAGTTCCAACAAGGCCGATTAAGATTGCAATATTTGCCCTATCAAAAATATCTAAACAACAAAACGGAACTTATAAATTACACATTAACTGGTAAAACTTCGTGTCCGGGAGTTGATATAGATGTTTGTGGTGGTTCAAATCCGCAATCGAGAATTGCACAAGCCACATTTGTTATTCCTTATGTATCACCACATGCATACATAAATTTGATATCAGGTCATGGCACAATGGGACGAATACGATTATTTGTTTATAGCCCATTGTTATCAGGTTCCTCTGAATCTCCAAGTTGTGAAGTTACAATTTGGGCTAGGTTTATCGAGCCTAAATTAGCTTTCCCTACCAGTGCAAAACCGTATTTTAAATCAACTACGAGAACACACATTGCACAAGTTAGGGGTGAAGCTAAAAAGTTGAAGCAAACTGGCGTAATATCAGATACTTTGGGAAAAGTTGCTGAAACGTTGCGCACAGCTTCAAAGGTCCCCGTAATTGGATCATACTTAGCTATACCAGAATGGATAGCTTCTAGCGGTGAAGCGCTTTGTAAACTATTTGGTTGGTCAAAACCGACTACGCCAATGGATACAAAGTTACGAACAACTAATTGTATGCCCAATTATAACGGTCAGGATTCAAGTCATAAGATGGCTTTGTCTGCTGACAATGAGATTGACACTCCAAGTGGAATTGGCGGTAGCGATCTTGATGAAATGGCTTTAAGCTCTATATTCAAGATTCCAGCTTACTGGCAACAGTTTACTTGGAACACATCACAAACAACTACAGATCAAATTCTTTGGATTGATCCTGTAACGCCCTTAAAATTTTCATCAATTTCAAACACAACTAATGGAATCAATATGACTCCAGTTGGTTATGTCGCGAATTGTTTTGGATTGTGGCGTGGCTCTTTGATATATACTTTCAAATTAATTAAGACTGGATTTCATGCTGGTAGATTACGTGTATTTTTCGTACCGTATGAATCAGCAAATAATCTGGTCGTAGGTTCTGCACCTGTTAATGAAATTGAAAAGAATTATCAAATTGTCGTTGATATTGAGGAAAGCGATACATTCTCATTTAAAGTTCCTTACGTAGCTACTAAACCATGGTTTAATACTACATCATTAGGAACAGTAAATGAAAGTATTCCAACAAGTACAGGATACATTGTAGTCACTGTATTGAATGAACTCAGAGCAGTTAGTACGGTCTCACCATCCATAAACATTTTAGTTGAAGTGTCTGGAGGTGATGATCTTACTTTCGCTTGTCCTCAAGCCCCTCTATACCTACCAGGTCAGCCCACTATTAAACAATCTAGAGCTATTAAACAATCTAGAGTTATTGAACATGAGGCACAGGTATTTGGTACAGCTGTAGAGGTACAAAGAAACGAAGCGCAATTGCTTTATGATCCTGATTCTATTACCAATATAGATCCGCTTACTAACTGGTCACCAGAAGCGCATTGTATTGGAGAAAAAGTAGTCTCAGCAAGGCAATTAATTAAACGGACAAATTACGTTGGCTCCATAATTGAAAATCGTACCAATGATAATAATGGTACTAATAATGATGATATTAATACATTAGGAGTCATCAATCCATATGGTCTGAAACGTTCCTCACCAATATCAGGAATAGATTATTTGAGTTATTTTGCTTATTTGTATGCTTTCTTTAGAGGAGGAATACGAATTAAAATATCGTCTATAGCTCAAAGTGCTGTTGGTCCACTGGCATCAACAGAAAAACCTTCAGGTGTATGGATGACAAAACCATATTCAACGTCTAACATCTTCGTAAAAATGTTCAATGCTTTGAATCCTTTGATGACAACTATTGTAACTAGAACCAAGAAACTGAATAATGTCGTTGGTAAAATTGGATGTAATGGTTTGCAAAACATAGGTAATACTAATATTGCCTCTGAGATGCATCCATTGTTTACTAATTCTAGTTCAACTCTGGTTGTTTCAAATATGATAGAAGGAATGACAGAAGTGGAAGTACCATATTATAATTCAACACATATAACACCGTGTGTAGATATAAATGAGAATTCTTCTATGTTTCCTGTGATAGCACAAGGTGATGCAGAAGGATCTTATCCTTTACCAGTGTTGGTGTTTGGTACTATGCCATATAATACCAATTATCAACTTTCGCAACAAGACGCAACTACTAAAGTTTTGTCAACGATGCAAGCATCAACACAAACTGCATTTCACATCTATCGGCAAGCAGCTGATGATTTCAGTTTTCATTATTTGATAGGAATACCAACTATGATTTCTGAAACATCAACGAACCTTAGAACATTCAGTCCTGCAATTCCATAGTGCATCATACAATGTATTATGGTTGTAGGATTGCTCAACTAGACCCGTCCCTAAAACCCAGGCGATATATACTACTACTCCAAGGAGTAAAATAATGAAACGAACTCATATATGATCTTAAATTGTCTATGTTTAATTTTATAATTTTAAATTTATTCAAAATTAAATATTTTGTGCAAGCTCCTTCGGGGGTACTAAGTTTTTCTCACTTTTCTTAGTTCATTG